AGGAGATTGTGATCCCGTAACGGTTGTTGTCGGAATCGTCAACAATATCGACACCAACGGAATCAATTCTTGGTTCATATCGATCAAGAATGTAATGAATTGCGTTACGGAGTGACGCAATTGTGAGTCGGTCGGCTGGTTCAAACAACATTCCACTGATATTGCCACCCACATTCGGTTGAAACGGTCTTTCATTAAAATTTGTAAGAACAAGATTTCTTACGGCATAAACAACGGCATCAATATCTGTAAGTGGAACAATATCACCACCCGTAACTCCATCCAAAGTGAGACTCAGGTCGAAATCGGTGTACAGAGCTTTCTTGGATACAACCGCCGATATGGTATCGGTGACATTGTAGTCGGAATAATTCTGTGAACGGATCGCTGGCATAGAGTGATGCTATTTATAACACTTTTCCGGATGTTATTTTACGGATTCGGTCGATCCAAAGTAGGCTTGGACGCAATATAACCTATAGCTTGATTACCGGCAAAAGTAATGTCGGTTTGGATTTGTTGAGGGATAGTGAGTGCGCCGTTTACCGTTTGGTAGAGTTCGGTATCTTCCAGTTTAGGAGCAATGTCCTCGATTTTAGGCATCTGTATGTTGCACTTTAAATTGTTCAGTTTATTCTGGATTGCGCTAAGAAGGTTTCCGTATGCGCTAACCAATGCCGTATATGTTGCGACGGCATTTGCATACATTACCAGATACTTTGCACAATGTTCCTTTGCCCACTTAATCAGCTTTTTAAGATTTGTGGGTGGAATTGCCAATTTTGCAAGGTCGGCAATCTGCTGGAGCATTGCATCCAGTTGAGCCTTAATGACAGCCTCGACCTTCTGAATCAGTTCGGCAAGAGCATTGCAGTCTGGAATCTGATCGATCTGTTTTGTAACCGTATTAACCCAATCCGTATTGATATAACTTGTAGCCATAATTTATCCTCCTTAAGGGTAGATGTTTGTAATAATTCCTTTACTAACCGTTACCGTTTTACCGTCGACCGTAGTGAAAGAACCGCTTGCGCCATTCTTACAGAGGACGTTGCCATTTAAATTGATCGAAGCAAATTCGACTTGAAACCCCTCGGTCACAGGATTCACTAATGAACTATTGCCGGAAGCATTTAAATCTACATCACTTGCAACTTGAGTCGGGTGCCCGCTTAAACTTGTTTGAACGGTCTCAAGGTACTTTGTTGTATCTAAATGGTCGGTTCCAAGAACCTTTGACTGACGGTGACCGTGAACATATTCCGTCTTGTTACCTTCAACCTCGAGATGGTAGTTACCTTTAACGTATTGTCGGACATCGCCATCGACCGTAAGTTGATACCCACCCGCGCCCGTCCCCTTTACATAAAGATGTTCGGAGCCAATGGTTACCTGGTATTTACTACCAATTATTGTAGTAGTTTCATTGCCATTTGAATCAATTTCTTTATATGTTCCAGACTTATGGAAGTCCAAGGTTCTTTCTTTACCAGGAGTATCATCAACCTCAAAAACATGACCCGATTCGCTATGAAACACCTGGTTTTTTGGGTATTTCGGAGAAACTACAGTTTCAATTGACCAACTTCTCCACTGTTGCTGAGACACATAAGGGTCGGAAGAACTGATTGCGGCTAAAGCCATTTTGGGCGCCTTTGCAACATCTACCGCGCCGGGAAGTGAAGCAACACGTTTTTTATAAGCATCCGACTCGCGGAATTTAAAATCATTAGGACCATTGCCTGCCTCAATAGGCATATCGGGCAAACCTTGTTCCACAAAGGATTGTAATGGATATACACCTTCGGGGTCGGAAAAGCCCTTTGTATTATCCACATAATTTGTTGTTGCCGATGGTATTGTTCCTAGGATAATAGGATCCTGGGCAGAAGGTCCGTCACGGAAGAATCCAACGACCCATGACCCCTGAAGAATACCTGTTGCAGAAAGACCAATTCCCGACATCGATGCAGAATTCACTGGCATCAGTGGTGTTGCCCAAGGAAGATCATCCGTTTTAATAAGATTTCTGTCTTCCGTATGGTAGCCAATACAACGAACTCTCACGCGACCCATTTCAAAGGGGTCTTTAATATCCTCGACTACTCCAGTAAACCAGGCAAAGGAGCCTCCAATAAATTGATCGGGAGAATTCATTATTTCGTTAAAAAGTCATTTGAAAAACTATCCGTCTTAACTCTTACCGAAGCAAAATAGTCTTCCGAAAAGTTATGTATAACAGAAGTCACAACGTAATTTCCAGAAAAAAACTGATCGACTCCGGGGGTCGGCGATTTTCCCAACTTTGAGTTCTTTTTGATCGCCGTCGGATCCTCAGAAGGTGCTATATTCAATAAAATAATCTTACCCGAATTAAGCTCAAAATCTCCAGCGACATTAAAATCATGAATCATTGTTTCAAGATTTTCAGTAACAGATTGTGCTATATTAATCTTGGATGATTGTGTTGGCCCATGATAATTGGGAGTATTGCCCGCTGCATAACTAAAAGCTGCGGTATTCAACGAGATATAGTTAATCATTGAATTTTTAAAATCCGAAAGACTCTTACCTCCACCCGCTTTAATGTTTTCTGCTCTTTGCCAGAATGACCTATCATCGCTATATGATTTACTTTCTTCAATATCATCCGGAGTAAATCTTTGTGATAATGTAGAAAAATTGCCTATTTTAGACATTTTAGAGAATTCTTTATTGTAATCAAATTCCGCGGTGACAATACTTTTTGTTGCAATATCTACATAAACGCTCTTAGAAGCATATGCACCATTGGAACCGGATATTAGTTTTGACATACGAATATCTGATGAAAGATCCATAATTCTCGAACGTCTTTCATTATAATCTTCTAATGTGCCTGGACCATACGAAAAGAATTTGCCTTCTTTGTATTCTCTGTAAACATCGCCGGTACTTCTTTTATTAAAATCCGTGTGAGAATCAATTTTGATTTTACCACCAAGAGTTTCATAACAATAAAAAGGCGAACCATGTGAATCATATGCCCGACGTAGTGCCCATTGAATTGCATCAATTGGGCTTAAGTTTGGAACAACGAATTTTACAATATTCGTATTCTCATTCGTCATTTCAATGTCATAAGAAGGGACACCCAAATCATTCATCAATACCTCTTTAACAAAATTCTTGATATTCCCCGCGTAAGCCCGAGAAATCCTTTTAAATTTGGACATGAAGATATGCTTACTCACACCCTTTAAAGTATAAACCTGAACACGGTTTTCAAATTTACCGTATAGCGGGTATTCGCTTACATAAAATAAATGGCTCAACTTCTGATTGTCGATCTTGATATTTTTAATACTAGATGAATCATTATTGGAAACATATGTTTTTCTGGCAAGATTTACGGTAATTGTTTCGTGGCCCGTTAGCTGAAATTCTTCCATCAGATTTACCGTATCTTTTACATTCAATGAAAGCATTAAACCCGGATAATAAATGCTTTCGGTAATTGAAAAATCGGTAACAATCTTCTGAATGTCTGTAATTCTACCGTTATGGTTACAGAGCATTATGCTCTCGATTGAGTAAGCCGAAGGTATTAGGATCTGATCGGTTCCGAATACCGCAATATTTGAAAGATTAGCCATTGATTAAACCTTGGTAAATCTGAACAAACTTGTAAATTGAGTCGGGACGAACGATTCGGATATTTGCTCTTTCGTCGTTTAAGGCAATTTCATATTCTCTATTTGAAACTGCGATCAATTCAGAATCTGAGGTTCCTGGCTGTACGTTTAATTCTCCAATTGAAAGGGCATTGTAGAATATAGTACCATCTGCCGATTCATAATGACGAGGAGCTTCGGAATAAGGATATACTTTGTATGAAGCAACACTATCCTCAGTAGTGCTTCCTGTAATAAATTCTTGTTCTTGAAAAGTACCAACAACGTCTTTTAGAACTAATTGGCTCAATTGAGTATCCTTTGAATCTAGTCTCCCGTATGCACCAGATTCTGAACCATAGACCGTTTCACCAATCTGAAAAATTCCCGCTAAAGAGTTACGATATTCGGTAATATTCCCGTCGCCATCCCTTACAATGATGGGGCGTGTTTGAATTACAGTACCATTGTATTCGGTCTCAAGATAATCATCCAACTCTTCTTGCATCATTGGCCATCCGGAAAGACCAGATTTTAAATGGTCATTCACCAAGAAAAAGGTCCAATAATAATCGGGAGTATTGTACAGCAGATTTGACACAATGTCGGGTCTGTCGCCGTTTCTGATCTGAAAATACTGGTACGTAGAAACATCATCAAAGTATTTCTCATCGGCTTTTACAAAACGAAATAGATCAACAATACGGGTGTCGATGCCGTTATCGGCAAAATCGTATTGAATTTTTGGGAACTGTTGAAAAAACGACATAGATTATTTCTCCGATAATTCCACAATGTCGGACAGAGTAAGTGCCTTTGTTTCTTGAAACTGAATCGCAACGTCCGTTTCAATCGGGCTTCCATCACTGTGAAACATATTAGTAGTTCCGTTATATGTTGCAGTCATTCCCGTAAGATAGCAACTGTAAATCCTTGGGAGTTTACGGTTTTCTTTACCGGAACCTTCATAAAATTTCATTGACCAAACCGGAGGGTATGTAAGTACAACATCATTGCCCTTGGGATACATATTTTCCCGAAATGTTTTAATGATTGCCGTAATAGTTTCTGCTTCGGTTTTGCTTTTTGGCATCATTTTAAAGTTGAATCCGAAACTACGAATACCAGCATTTTGAAATGATGTATTGGTATTTGGGGCTATTATCTGTTTTGTACTGAAATCAATTGTATTTGCAATTGATGTTTGATTAAAATGTCTTGCGGCAATTGAAGCTGCTGCTGCAACATTCAGTTTCTTTGCTTTGTTTACCAAACTGCCCGCAAGCCCGCCGATACCCGCTCCGATAACCCCCTTAACACCCTTGGCTTTATCCATTGCATTTATAGTATCCTGCCCTATTGAACCTAAAATGCCAAGGTCCAGTGAAGAATACGCCATGGAGTCGGAAAATGTAAGCCCTGGCGGAATCGGAAGATAAATTTCTCTGGCTCCAGGTTTACCCAAACGAACGCTGAAAGACATAAACATCCAGTTATTCTTGGAATGAGTCAATTCAGATGGGAAACATAATCTCGGACGATAACCGACCCATGGATCGGGACCTCTAAAACCTTCGGATGAAGAGTTTCTACCACCAGAATAACCAGATAAACCCGTTTGTGATAAATCAGGATTTAATGGTGTAATTTTTGATAATAGTTTTGGTGCATTAAGAAGAGGTGCCGCGGTTACATTAAATGGCGCCATTACAATAGGATCCGATTTTGCGACATCAGTTAAACTACCGTAACTGCCATTAAATACGGGTAGACCGTTAATTGTGTCTGGCATTAGAGTTTCTCCTTAGAAAATTGTGTTGTCTTAGTCGACATAAATAACTATTTATATGACATACAAGGGTACCTTTACGCCTAAGAATCCATCCAAATACCGCGGCAATGTGTCGAACATTGTATACCGTTCTCTCTGGGAGCGACAGCTTTTTAGATGGCTGGATGAACAGTCATTCATTGCGTCGTGGTGTTCGGAAGAGGTTGTGATACCATACCGCTGTAAGACGGACGGACGGATTCATCGGTACTTTGTCGATGTCAAGTTTGAATTCACCGATGGGCGCGTAATGTTGATCGAGGTGAAACCCAAGAAAGAAGTGAGCCCACCCAAGAATCCTGGTAAGAAGACAAAGAGATACATTACAGAGGTTATGACCTATGCCAAAAACATCTCCAAGTGGGAAGCAGCAACCGAGTACGCCAGCGACCGTGGATGGATATTCGAGATATGGGACGAGGACATGCTCCGTAAGTTGGGCATTAAGATACTCTAAACACATATAAATAGAACTAATGCCAGTCTCACTCTTCACAACACTTGAAAAAGAATTCAACTCCACGGGGTTTGAAAAGCGTTCGATTGAGGCAAAAGACTGGTTCATCGACCGTGTAAAAAAACTAAACGGCAAGATTAACCGTAAAGCACTCCTCAACGATGATAAGGTGCAACAGCGTTCCAAGGCAATTCTGGGTAACATGTATATGTTTGCCTATGATCCTAAACATAAGGATGACCTCCCGTATTACGACAGATTTCCATTGGTTCTGGTAATTGGTCCGGCTCCTGGTGGTTTCCTTGGGCTCAACCTACATTACCTACATCCAAAGATTCGGGCCAAGTTCTTAGATAAACTACTTGGCACCCTTTCCGATGACAAACTTACCGAAAGAACACGCCTTAAAATTCGTTATAGTTTACTTGTGAGTGCTCGAAGACTCCGTGAATTTGCACCCTGCCTCAAGCACTATCTTACGGGTCATATGAAAACCCGCCCATCTCAGGTATTTGCACCCGACTGGGAAACAGCAATCTTCCTACCAACCGAACACTTTAAAGGTGGCACAAAGTCTCAGATTTGGTTGGATTCCCGCAAGCAGTATTCCGCGCGATAATTCACATGGCCAATCTAATCGACAATGTTCTGGGTAACAGTATTGAGAATCTAAAGAGCTCAATTGTAAAGCACGGTGGTGTTGCGCAGGAGAATCGTTTTGCGGTGTATATGACTCCGCCCGAACAGACACTGTTCAATCTTGATTTAAATGCAATTATTACTGGTGCCTTATCGGGTACCTTTAATGTTCGTTCTTTAATTAACGATCCTCGTGATATTGCAATTCTCTGTGAATCGTGCACGCTTCCTGGAAGACAGATTCTGACAGCCGACTATCAATCCATAAAGCAATCGGTTAAAATTCCCTATGGATTCATTAACGAGGATGTTACCTTTACATTTTTATTGACCAACGATTATTACATCAAGAAGATTTTCGACCGTTGGTCGGATCAGATCATTGGCTACAATAACTACCGTGCAAATTATTTAAACAATTACGTTACCGACGTAACAATTGTTCAGCTCAATAAGAAGAACCTTCCTATCTACAAGGTGGTCCTTCATAATGCGTATCCGGTGACATTTAACCCGATTACATTGGACAATAATGCAGAAAATACCGCACAGAAATTTAGTGTTACATTAACATATGAGAATTTCTTTGTTGATAGAGTACCAGCAGAACCAAAGGCATCACCTCAGAACTTTATCACCGGAAATTTTGACGGAGCTTCTCCAATTGTACCTAAGGCTCCAGTAAAAGTTTCTACTGATTATGAATTACTACCGAACATTATGAATAATGAATTTGCGCCGAGTGAAAATTTTAAAAGTATTTTGAGTAACGGAAATTATCTTTCTCCATTGAAAAAACCATAATTATATGCCACTGCCAATTATTGAAACACCAAAATATGAAACCAAACTTCCTTCCACCGGAAAGAAGATTCAGTACCGTCCGTACCTAGTAAAAGAAGAAAAAATGCTGATGATTGCCCTTGAATCGGGCGATCAAAAGCAGATCATTCAAGCGGTAAAAGACACCATTAATTCTTGCACACTCGGTAAACTTGATGCAAATACATTACCCATCTTCGACATGGAGTATATATTCCTGCGGATCCGTTCAAAGTCTGTTGGTGAAATCTCTAAACTGAATCTTAAATGCGTGAAGTGCGAGAACACCACCAAAGTCGAAGTCAATCTTGATGAGATTGTTATTGACACGAAGAACCTTCCAAGCAATAAGATTCAACTCACCGATTCGATCGGAGTCATTCTAAATTGGCCACGTGTCGATCTAATTGCTGAACTTTCCGAGGATAATACAACCAATACACAAAGCACTTCAAAACTTGCATTTGATGTAATCCTCGGTTGTATTGACTCCATCTACGATGAGAAACAATCATATCCAGCTTCCGAACAGACAAGAGAAGAGCTCAACCAATTTATCGAATCTCTGAACCAGGAGCAGTTCCTTAAGATTCAAAAGTTCATTGAGGCAATGCCGAAACTCCAACACACCGTTGAATTTGATTGCGCTCATTGTAAGGAAAAGAATTCGCTCCTCATTAAAGGGATCCAGAATTTTTTCTCATCTCCCTCTCTCATGACAGTCTCGTAAATCATTACCAGACCAATTTTGCCCTAATGCAACATCATAAGTACAGTCTCACCGAATTGGACAATATGATGCCTTGGGAGAGGGAAATCTACGTGGCTCTTCTTGTCGATCATATTAAAGAAGAAAACGAAAGAGCCAAGAAAAAACTTAACCGATAAACCACATGGCCGACGCACGCGATAAACAAGAACTATTCAAAGAGATGATTCTGGAACTAAAGGTCTCCAACGAGACGCTTGGTAAGATTGAACAGAACACTCTGAATACCGCCGACCTATCGCTTGAAAATGCGGTTAATATGGAATCATTGGCCACTGAAATAAAGTCGCTTTTCGAGGATCTAAAGAAAAACTATAAACCAGCTGCACGAGATGTCAAACAGAAGGGTGGTTCTTTAAGCGCCAAGGACAGTTCAAATCTCTTTATTATATCCAAGGAGACGGCTTCAACTGCTTTCCATACCTTTAATATGATTGGTATCCTGGAAGGTACCTATAGTCTCACTAAGGACATCCTCACAACTCTTCAAGGGAACCAACTTGCGAATGAAGAAAATAGACTTGAGGATAAGAAGGATGCGGAAAAGAAAAACAAAATGATGCCTACGGGCGGAGATAAACCAAATTTAAAAGGTGGTTTAGGTTCGGTTGGTATCCTTGGTGCCTTAGCAGGAATTGCAGGGTTGGTCATTGGTTTCGTTTCGGGGCTTATTGAAACACTCGGTTCTTATTTTAAAGCAATTAAAAAAGGAATTGAAAAGATTCTCAATATCGGTGCCATTACTAAAAAATTAGAAGAAACCTTCCTTAAGATCACAACCTTTCTAAAAGAAAGTGCATTGGGTAAAGCGGTTATAAAGTTTTTTGAACCTATTCAAAAATTCTTTGCAGGTCTGGGCGCTGAAAGCAAATTGGTACAAGGTATCGTATCGCTATGGCCAAAGGTTAAGGGCTTCTTTGAGCCGATTCAAAAGGTATTTACTTTTTTAATCTCGAAGGTCGGGCTTTTAACGTCTTTAATTCCGGGATTAGGAAAAGTCGGAGCCCTCTTTGGTAATTTAAAAACCATTTTTGGTACGTTTTCTAAATTGGGTAAATTTTTAGGTGGTCCTATTGTAACTGCAGTCATTCAAGGTGCTCTTTCACTGTTCGAAGGTTTTAAAATCTTTAAGGAGACGGGCGACATTGGAAAAGCACTGGAAGTCGGTGCAGTGGGATTCATTAATGCTTTTACTGGCAATATCCTCGACCTATTAAAGAGTGCCGTCTCGTGGATCGCTGGAGCACTTGGATTCGAGGGTATAGAAGAAGCACTTGATTCATTTAGCTTCTCCGACATTATTGCAGAATTCTTCCGTAGATTCATTAAGACCGGGCAGGATGCCTTCGAACAGTTTTTCCAAAATTTCATTGATATATTCGGTGACATTGGAAATGCAATAAGCAATGGTGATATTATGGGAACCGTTGGTGAAATCTTTAGAGGTTTCATGAAAACACTGGTTGCACTCCCTCTCGATATAGTAAAAGGTTTTGTTGCATCTGCTGCTGGAGCTCTTGGAGCCAATGATATTGAAAAATCAATTCGCAGTGTTAGCTTTGCCAAAATGTTCGGTGGAACTGTTACACAGACGGGAGCCGAAACAGATTCATCCAATAAGAGTATCCTTGGCGCCGCTGGAGATACAACCGATGTAAAGCGTAAACAAAAAGAAGCCGCAAAAGAGTTAAGAAAAGCCGAAAAGGGTATTGGTGAAAGCGCTAGTGATACCGCAAAAGAGTTAATTCCGGCAGCCAATGACATCATCGACAAAGGTAAAGCACTCCTTGGTATCTCTGGAGATGCAAACGAAGGTTTCATGGATATGTTGTTTAAATCATACAACGAAAATGTAGGCACTACCGTAAGCAACATTACGCCCAATCCTTCTACAATCGGTTCCGACATTGCGGCAATTCAAAGCGATACCGCAAATGCAAATATGGCAGCCTCGATTATGCCTGTTGAAATGTCTTCGGGCGGCGGTGACGGTAACAGTAATGTATCCCATAGCAATACTTCCGTCACTTACCAGAACAATAACATTCCCGATAGAACTTCTTGGATGCTCCGTCCGATCTTTGGTGGTATGTAACTAAAAGAGGGTCCCCTTTCGAGGACCCTCTCATCATGATATAGAGATTAAGCCGATACGGATTAGTCTTCCTTTGCTAGCTTGGCAAAGTAACTAAGGGTGTCCCCTGTATCTTCTTCATCATCGCTGCCTGCCTCAACAGGCTTAAATGCTTCTCTTGGAGCAGCCGCTTCAACAGTGGCCTTTCTTGGAGCCGGTTGGGATTCGCTCAATTCAACCGCTTCAGCAGTTGTAAGGACCTGACCTTCTTCACCGAGAACTTCATACAATTTACGTTTGAGTTCGGCGTATGACTTGTAGTTCTTAGGATCAACAAAGTCCTTGAGTGCGTGCATTGAGTTGTAGATGGCTTCCAACTTAGCTTCATCTCCACCGAGGAGAGGAGCCGCAGGAGCAAACTCTGATTTGTCGTAG